TCTGGCGCTGGGACGGCGCGACGTGGCTGGCATTCAGGGGCGTGTGAAAAGTGTCGTGGACCTCTGAAACCAACATCAAGGGACCGCCCGGACCGCCGGGCGCTGACGGTGTTGACGGCGTCGATGGCGTGGACGGTGCTCCGGGCATGCCGGGTGCGGACGGAGCCCCCGGAGCCAAGGGCGACAAAGGCGACAAGGGTGACACCGGAGACACCGGCCCGCAGGGGCCGCAGGGCATACCGGGCACGGGCGGCGGCACGGGCGAGGATGATGTCGTTGAGTTCGCCGATCTCGCCTCGTTCCCGGCGACCGGGACGGCGGGCGTGATCTACGTTGCGAAGGACAGCAACAAGATTTATCGCTGGGATGCGCCGTTTGCCGGTATTACGGCAGTAACGTGGGACCCCGCTACAGTTACCGCCGTGACACTGTCGGGTGGCAATCTCGTTGCCACCAACACCGGAACGACTTCGGCGGATCAGGGCGCGAAGGTTGCAAGCGCGGCGGGCAAGACCAGCGGCAAGTATTATTTTGAATACGCAACCACGCTGGCGGGAGGTCTTTCACCAAACAACGCCGTTGGGGTTGGCACCACTGCATCGACATACACCAACATGGGCAACTCGGCCACGGCCGGTGTCATGTGTTACAAGCAGGGCGGAAATATCTGGGCCAACGGCAGCAATTCCGGCAGTTCGGTCGGGACACAGGCCGCTCCCAAGACGTACGGCGTCGCGGTTGACCTCGACAACCGGCGCATGTGGTTTCGCGTCGCGCCATCCGGCAACTGGAACGGCAGCGGCACCGCCGATCCCGCGACCAATGTCGGCGGTATCACTATTCCAGCCGGGACGATGGTGCCGTTTGTGACGTTTGGCGGCGCGACAGGTACGGCGAACGTTGAAATCACCGCCAACTTCGGCGCAACCGCCTTCTCGGGCGCGGTGCCGTCAGGCTTCACGTCGGGGTGGCCGGTGTCGTATGCGACGTGGGACGCCGCGACTGTTACCGCCGTCACGCTGTCGGGCGGCGATCTCGTTGCCACCAACACGGGCACCACGTCGGCGGATCAGGGCGCGCGAGTGGCTGCGGCAAGCGGCAAGACGGCTGGCAAGTATTATTTCGAAGTTACAATAACCAGACCGCCAACTGTAATTGGCTCGAACGTAACTGTCGGTATTGGTACGACATCTTCGACCTACACGAACATGGGTAACAACGCCACGATTGGCGCTGTAGCGTATACGAGCGGCGCTGTCTGGGCGGGTGGTTCTAGTGTTGCAGGAATTAATATTGGAAGCGTTGCAACCACCGATACAATTGGAATTGCGGTTGATCTGGACAATCGAAAGATTTGGTTTCGTAAAAATAGCGGCTCTTGGAATGCCGGTATTAGCGGTGCCGATCCAGTGACCAATGCAGGCGGTGCCACCATTCCGGCCGGAACGATGGTGCCGTTCGTCATGTTTGGCGGCACGAGCGGTGTTGCTGGCATCGTGCGGACCGCCAACTTCGGCGCATCCGCCTTCTCGGGCGCGGTGCCGTCAGGCTTCACATCAGGGTGGACCGCCTGATGGCATACATTGAAATCTCACCCTCTACAGGCGGCACCGCCACGGCAACGGCATTTACGCCCGCCGGGAATATCGCCGCCACCAACGTGCAAGCGGCGATTGCCGAACTCGACACCGAGAAAGTCGCCAAGGCGGGCGACACCATGACCGGCGCATTGGCGCTGCCCAGCAACGGTACGGCAACAACATCACTGCTTAATTTCGGTACAGTGGGTACTGGCTTTTACGGCAGTTCAACCAGTCTCTTTGCAACGACTTCCGGTGTGCTGAAGTGGTCTATCGACAGCGCCAATTCCATATTCACAGTGCCAGTCAGGGTAGCGAACGGAGGTGTGTCAGGACCAGGATTACAGTTCGCCGGTCAGACACAAACGGGTTTCTACTATTCCAGCGGGATCGCCGCCGCCGTAAGCGGCGTCAACAAGCTTACGCTCAACGCCACGGATCTGACGTCCACGGTGCCCATCGTGCTGCCCGCCGACCCAACCACGGCACTTCAATCTGTAACCAAGCAGTACGTCGATGCCGCCGCCGCGCTGAAGGCCGCGAAGAAAAACTACATCATCAACGGCGCGATGATGATCAGCCAGGAGAACGGCACAACGGCAATAAACAACAACGGCGGGCATCCGGTCGATATGTTTGGCATGTCATACGCAGTCACTACCGGCGTGTACAGCGCCCGGCAAATGGCGACCGTGACGCCCGCCGGATCGCCCAACCGGATACGGGTCACCGTGACGACGGCGGATGCTGCGGTGGCGGCAGGCGATTTCGTGTGCGCTTATACCGCGATTGAAGGTCTCCGCATGGCCGACCTGCGATCCGGCAGCGCCAGCGCCAAGACGGTTACGCTGCAATTTGGTGTTCGCGCTCCCGCCGGAACCTATTGCGTACAATTTGGAAACGCCGCAGCCACCCGCGCCTATATCGCGACTTACGTCATATCCGCAGGTGAAGCCAATACCGATGTGGTCAAGTCGGTCACGCTGACACTGGATACAATCGGAGCATGGCTCTCCGATAATGGCGTCGGCATATACATCAATTTCATGCTGATGGCGGGCACCAATTTTCACGGCGCAGCTGGCAGCTGGTCAGGAAGCGGTTCGGTTTTTGCCACGTCGGCGCAGTTCAATTTCATGGGTTCGACCAGCAACGTGTTCGAGTTGTTCGACGTGTCGCTGACCGAGGGCAACGTCGCGCCGCCGTTCGTGGTGCCGAACTACGACAGCGAGTTGCTGGCGTGCGAGCGGTATTTTCAGTTCGTTTCACTGGCGTTCGACTACGTGGCGTCGGCCATCAATATCAACGCGGCGTGCGCCGTGACGTTTCAGCCCGACATGCGGACAGGGCCGACGCTGACGCCGGTAGTCAACGTTTCCACCAACGTCTCGGCGCTGAACGTGTTTGGCTCTGCTCACCCCAGAATAAACTACATACAGGTCACCAGCCTCGCCGCCGGGCGGGCTTATTGGTACGGCTACGAAAAAGCGAATGCGAGGATCACCTGATGGCGGAATATCAGCTCACCGCCACCGACATCATTATCCGCACCGCAGACGGCGCGTGCATCCCGCCAGACATGGCTAACCAAGACTACAACGGCAGTCCAAAACGTCCGGGGTATCTGCAATGGGTCGAGGACGGCGGCGTGCCTGATCCCTACGTGCCGCCGCCCGAGCCCGCGCCCTCGCCGAGCCCTGAGCAGCAGATCCTGTTCGACCACGAGAACCGGCTCAGGACCCAGGAAGGCACCCCACCGTTAACGCTGGAGGACTTCGCAAAAAAGCTGGTCCCGACATGATGACAATCACCGAGTACACGATGAGCAATGTCGATCACCCACCGCCACAGCCGCCGCCGTACTCTGCGCCGGTCTACTTGCCGCCGCAGAGTACGGTGCAGCTGGCGCACGCCACCAGCGATGCCGTGATCTCGGGCCTCGCCAAGAGCCCCTATCTGCTTGGCGTCGTGGTGATCGTATTGGTGGGCGTCGGGGCCGCGATTTACTTTTTGCAGATCCTGATCACAGGACAGGCCACGCATCTGAAATCACTGCTGACCGTGCAGCAGGAGCAGATGGACAAGATCATCGAGATGCATAAGCGAGAATTTGATGCGCTCCTGGAGATGGGCAACCGGCTGTCGGCGACGCCGCAAGGCCCGGGCCCTCAGGGCCCGGCACCAGTTAATCCGCCTCAACCACGGGGGCCGCGATGAACGAAGACAGGCATTTAACCAAGGCAGGTGCTAACCTGATTCAGCACTTCGAAGGTTGCCTGAAGAAAAAAGGCGACCTGTACCACGCCTACAAGTGCCCGGCTGGAGTCTGGACTTGTGGCTGGGGCTCGACGCATCACGGGGGATGGGAAATTGACGCAACTACTCGATGGACCCGCAGTGAGTGTGACCAGGCGTTTGCTAAGGATATGGAAGTATTCGAGCGAGCTGTACGCCGCCTCGTCCGGGTGCCTCTCACTGACCATCAGTACGATGCGCTGGTGTCGTTCTGCTACAATTGCGGAGAGGGTAACCTTGCTAAATCTACTCTCCTCAAAAAAGTCAACGCCGGAGACCACCGGGCCGCCGCCCGGGAGTTTCACCGATGGGATAAAGCAGGCGGAAAGACCCTTGCCGGACTGACCCGCCGCCGGGCCTCCGAGAGCCTTCTGTATCAGGGCCTCAAGGATGAGAATTACGACGGCAAGGCCGATCCCAAACCGCCCGAGCACCCGATGCCGCAGGCGGTGGACAACCCGGAGGACTAGGACATGGCCGACCCACGCGACGAACTCGCCCGAACCATGCTGGCGGCGGGCCAGACCGGGGGCCTGACCCCGCAGGACTTCACCACCTTCGCCAACAAGCTTGGCGACCCTACGGCCCTGCAAGCTTGGTACGACGCGGGCGGCATCTTCGGCCAGAACGGCGGCACGCCGCCCGACCCGGACGAGCAGTACTTTGGGAATAGAGGCCCGCTCAGCGGCAGCCCCGGCGAAGTGGACTGGATGCAAAACGCACAGCCGTGGCAGTGGGGCGGTTATGGCGGCGGCGAGAGCACCAACCAAAGCCCGAGCGCGATGGGGGGCTGGATCGGCGCTGGTGGCGGGATGCGCGCCAGACCGGATTACTGGGGCTGGCAGGGGCCACACCGAGGCTACTCCCCCGGTTCGGTGGGCGCTCTCTCGGGCTTCAATACCGGCAGGGGTGGCGCTGCCACTGGTACGGGCGGACTGACCCCGCAGGATGCCGCCACTTTCGCGCGGCTGGTCGGCCCGCAGGCGTTTCAGGAGTGGCTCAACGCAGGCGGCGTGCAGGGCATGTTCGGCGGCGGCATGGGCGGCGCGGTTGGCGGTGGCGGCAGCGGTGGTGGTGGCAGCGGTGGTGGTGGCAGCGGTGGTGGTGGCAGCGGTGGCGGCGGCGGTGGTACCCTCGGCGGCGGTGGTGGCGGCGGTGGCGGTGCCAACCCCGGTATTGCTCCTGCTGCCGACACCGTTAACCTGGGCAATACTATCGGCTACAGCGTCGGCCCGCCCGGCACGCCGAGCGCGGACGGCGTCAATTCCATAAACAGCACCGGAGCCGGTGTGATAGGCGGATTTGGCCCGAGCGGGTTGAACGCCGCGGGTAATACAATAGGGATCGCCGGATACGGCACCGCCACCGTTGGCGCTGCCACCGACGCCTACGGCAACAACACCTATGGCGCGGCACCAAACACCTCTGGCGGCGGCCCCTTCGGCGGCGGCGAAAGCACGAGCCCTTGGTAACAGGAGGTCAACATGTCTGATTTTTTCGCACCCTCCTACTGGTACGGCGCGGGCCCCGACTTCTCGGGCCTCGCCAACGCCTACGCCTCGACGGGCCAGACCAACAACTACAACGCCAATATCGCCAATACGCTGGCGCAGGCGAACTCGTTCAACCCGTGGGCCAACAGCGGCGGCTTCGGCGCGATGACCAACTACTATTCGGGCCTCGGGGCGAACTATGGCCGCAATACCCTTTCAAGCATCATGGCCCACAGGAGACACCCGGGCGGCACTGTCACACGCGGGCCAGATCTGGCACCGCCGCCTTATGTCGATCCGATTACCGGATCAGGAGGCTCCGGACCGAGAAACTTCAAGGATCTCTGGCACGACCGCTTCGGGCCGCTGGTGCCGCAGCTGCCGCCGATGCCGACGCCGTCCGTAACGGTGCCGGGACAGCAGGGCGGCTTGCAGCCGGGCAAGGATTGGGCGGGCAACCCGACCGTCAGCTCATGAAAAAAGCCCCGGCATTTCTGCCGGGGCTGACAAGTATTCTAAACCCATTTACCCGCAATGCTTATACGCCGACTTCCTTGAGCTTGACCACCTCTTTCGAGGGGACCGGGGGGCCCTGCAGAGACAGCGGGACAAGCCCTTGGAAACAGGCGGCAAAAGCCAGATAGTTCATACCGTCTACGTAATTGTCCAACTTCCCCGGGGAGCTTTTACTCCGGATCAGCTTGACGCAATGCATAATCATGGCGACGTCGCGCGCCGTTAGCTCCTTGCCGATTACAACGCTCGCAACGGCGGCAGCCTCACGGAAGTTCTGGTCGAGGCTGGAGGCGTTGTCGTATTCGTT